TGTCAGAACTTAAGATTTTTCCTTGTGAAGGAAATGTTTCAAGGGAAGAAGGAAATAGTTGTGGTATTTTAAAATCATTACTTAAAGATGATAAAAAAAACCCTTCAGGACATCATAGGTGTTGGGCAAGTTTAAATAATAAAACAGATGAATTATGGAAAGTCAGTAAAGAATTATTTGAATCAGACGCTGTGGTATTCTTTAGTTCGGTTAGATGGGGACAGGCCAATATGTTTTATCAAAATCTAATAGAACGTTTAACTTGGATTGAAAATAGATACAGGACTTTAGGTGAAAAAAATATAGTTGAAGGTATTGAAACAGGTTTTATTTGTGTTGGTCAAAATTGGAATGGTGAAAATGTTACAGAAATTCAAAAAGAGGTCCACAAATTCTATGGATTTAGTCCTAATAAAGAACTATATTGGAATTGGCAATATACAACTGATGATGATGACGAAAGTAAATCTTCTTACAAAAAATCCCACAAAAAATTCATTGATGATATGGGGTTATGAAATAGGATATTATAAATATAAATCAACAACAACACCGATTATAGAATGTTTGAGTTGTTATCCTATAACCGAATCTATTAACGAATACATACTTAATCAAAAATTTGTTGAGTTTGAATACGAATCTAATGATATAAAGACTATTGATGGTAAAATTGTCGCATTAATTTAATTGCAGGATTTTTACTTAAAAAAAACCTAACTTATATTTATATGTGATATGGCAAATGGTATAACTTATGGTATTTCTTTTCCTTTTGTAGATTCTTTTACGGGAAGATATTTAGACGTTACTAATTCAACTGAGGGTGAAATAAGGTCAAGCTTAGTTCATTTAATTTTAACAAGAAAAGGATCAAGATATTTTTTACCCGATTTTGGAACAAGACTTTATGAATTTATTTTTGAACCACTAGACGGACCAACTTTTTCTGATATAGAGGCTGAGATCAAAAGTAGTGTTGGAACATACATGCCAAATTTACAAATCACTAACATATCCGTTGAACCAGGTTCTGCTGGTTTAGAAGACAAAGGTTATACGGTAAATAAAAATGGTGAAAGAGAGTTTCGTGTTACAAACATTGGAACATTAGAACACACAGCAAAAATCAAAATAGATTATAGAATAACAGATTCGGCTTTTGAATCGAGTGATTTTATTATTATCAATATTTAATATTATATGGCAGAAAAAAAGATTTCATATACAGTAAGGGACTTTCAAGGAGTTAGAACCGAGTTAATTAATTTTACAAGAACTTATTATCCTGATTTAGTTCAAAACTTTAACGATGCGGGTATTTTCTCGGTAATGTTAGATATGAATGCTGCGGTAACAGATAATTTAAATTATCAAATTGATAGGAGTATTCAAGAAACCGTATTACAATTTGCACAACAAAAAAATTCAGTATATAATATTGCTAGAACATATGGTCTTAAAGTTCCCGGACAAAGACCATCGGTTGCGTTGATTGACTTTTCAATTACGGTCCCTGCTTTTGGTGATAGAGAAGATTTAAGATATTGTGGTATTCTACGAAGAGGATCACAAGTTAATGGTGGTGGACAACCATTTGAAACCGTTTATGATATTGATTTCGCATCACCAATAAACGCTGAAGGATCACCAAATAGAGTTAAAATACCTAACTTCGATTCAAGTGGTAAGTTATTGAATTATACAATCGTTAAAAGAGAAGTTGTTGTTAATGGTATTACAAAAGTATATAAAAGAGTTATTACACCAAATGATTCTAAACCATATTTAGAATTATTTTTACCTGAAAAAAATGTTTTAGGAATCACAAGTGTTTTATTAAAACCGGGAACACAATATTCTACAATACCTAATCCACAAGACTTTTTAATATTAGGTCAAGAAAGATGGTTTGAGGTTGACGCATTGGTTCAAGATAGAGTGTTTGTTGAAGACCCAACTAAAACATCTGATCAACCGGGAATTAAGGTTGGAACATACATCACAACAACAAACAAGTTTATTTCTGAATATACACCTGAAGGTTTCTGTAAAATGACTTTTGGTGGTGGAAATATATCTGCTGATGAACAATTAAGACAATTTGCTATTGATGGAAAAGGTTTCGATCTTAGTAGATATACTAACAATTACGCAATGGGAGCGGCTCTTCCACCAAATACAACACTATTTGTTCAGTATAGAATTGGTGGTGGTTTGTCAAGTAATTTGGGTATTAACACAATTAACCAAGTTGGAACTGTGTCATTTGCCGTTAATGGACCATCTGATAGTGTAAACCGAAGTGTAATCAATAGTTTACAATGTAATAACGTAACTGCAGCAATTGGAGGAGCAAACCCACCAACAACCGAAGATGTTAGAAACATGGTTTCATTTAACTTCGCGGCACAAAAAAGAGCGGTAACCGTAAACGATTACGATTCTATTATTAGAACAATGCCATCTCAGTTTGGGGCTCCTGCTAAAGTCGCAATCACTGAAGAAAATAATAAAATTAGAATTAAAATGTTGTCTTATGATACGACAGGAACATTAACAAATGTTGTGTCTAATACTTTAAAACAAAATGTTGCAAATTATCTATCTAACTATAGAATGATAAATGATTACATATCAATTGAATCTGCAGATATTATTGACTTGGCAGTTACGGTAGATGTTGTGTTAGATAATAGTCAAAATCAAGGAGCAATAATTTCTAAAACAATTCAAATAGTTGGAGACTTCTTTAATCCTTTAGTTAGACAATTAGGACAAAATGTTAATATCTCTGAACTTAGAAGATTGATACAAGCCGAAAATGGTATTGTTAGTATATCTGACATTTCATTCTTCAATCAAGTCGGAGGTCAATATTCATCAGCACAAACATCAATGCCATATTCAGATCCTGCAACAAGACAAATCCAACCAACGGCAGATACTTTGTTCGCAACACCAACACAAATATACCAAGTAAGGTATCCAAACAAAGATATTAATATTAGAGTTTTGAACTTAAAATCAGTCAATTTCTCTTAGGGATTTATTTTTTTCAAAATAGAATTATTTTTATCAAAATAGGAAATAAACTATTTATGAAAAAACTGATTTTTTAATGCCAAAATCGTATAGAATAAGAACCGAAGTCGGTCAAGACAAATATATAAATGTAAATTTAGAACAAGATTGGGAATCTTTAGAGATACTATCTTTAAAGATATTGGCCAACGATCTTTATACTAGATTTTGTGCAGACTACGGTGTTGTAGTCGGTCGAGTTTTTGTAAACAATGGATTTGGTCTTCCAAATGCCAAAGTTTCCGTCTTCATACCATTGGAAGAAGCGGACGAATTAAACCCTGTAATTTCTGAACTATATCCGTATAAGAGTATAACAGATACTAACGAAGAAGGGTATAGATATAACTTATTACCTAAATTACCATCTTATAACGGACATACATCAACAGGTTCATTTCCGAACAAAGGAGATGTTCTAATGGATAATTCGTATATAGAGGTATATGATAAGTATTATCGTTTTACTGTAACAACAAATGAAAGTGGTGACTTTATGATCTTTGGTGTTCCTGTTGGAACTCAAACAATCGTAATGGATGTTGACTTATCTGACATTGGTTGTTTTTCTTTGGCACCACAAGATTTAATACAACAAGGTTTAGCAACTGAAACTCAAGTTAATGGTGCTAGATTTAAATCATCCACAAACCTTAGAGAATTACCACAAATTAAAAATTTGGTATTTGATGTTGATGTTCGTCCTTTTTGGGGTGACGCTGAGTTATGTCAAGTTGGTATTACAAGAGTTGATTTTGATTTAACTAAACAAGCGAATATCAACATACAACCCACCGCAATATTCATGGGATCAATCATATCAACAACAGATGATGATGCATTGAAGGTGAGTTGTAAACCAAAAAATAATACAGGAAATCTTTGTGAATTAGTTGCAGGACCTGGTGAAATACAAGCAATTAGACAAACTATATTTTCAGATGTTAACGGATTACCTATATTAGAAAGATATGAAATAGAAGAAGGAGGAAAGGTTATTGATGATAACGGGACTTATTTGTTGAATGTCCCTATGAATTTGGATTATGTGTTCACCAATGAATTCGGCCAACAAGTCATATCAAATGATCCGACAAAAGGTATACCCACAAAAGGAAAATACAGATTCAAGTTTAAATGGCAAAACGAACAAGGACTACAAGGAAGTTTTCTTAGGGCAGACTTTCTAGTTCCAAATGTTAAAGAATATGGATGGATCAATTCAAATACAGACCCTTTCGATCCGAATAATGCAGGAACATATAACTATACACTAGCGGCGGGACAGATTTCAGGTTTTACGGCCGTTATTTCACAGAATGTTGGTTTCGCGAGTCCACAAACAACAAACGTAGAATCGTATCAAATATTAATTAATGGTCAAGTTTATTTAGGAAGTATTGAATCAATACAACTTAATGTAGGAGATCAGTTTCAGATTATCGCCACACCAGTTAATCCATCATCACCTCAATCAATTTCATTTACATCATATCCTCAAGATTTATTTGATGTGTATAAATCGTATGCGTTTAGCACCGATTGGGATGATTATGCTAATACTCAAGATGCGATAGATTGTGAAGACACCTTTTATGAATTCAAATATAATAAAGTTTATACAACTGCAATGTTTTTGGATCGATATAAAAATGGAATTGGTAGGGCAAAACATTTGGGTATTAAAGAAATTGATAATAGAAGTTGTAAATCAACGGTTAATACGTTTCCTGTAAATGATATTATAAAAAACTTCGACCCGATATTTTTTGTCTTCAACATATTAATTAATATATTAACGTTTCCAATATTAGTTTTATTATTTGTTGCCCATTTTATTTCTTTTATTTGGCCAATATTAAAATATGTTTTAATTATATTGGGTATAGTTTTGACTCGTGATGCGTTTTATAGCACCCAAGAAGTTATTTCAAATTCATCAGACATAATTGAAACTCAATTGAGTGCAATAAGTGTTAGTTTGGCAGGTCCTGTAGTCGATACGGGTGCAATATTGAAAGCCGTTAGACTTCTTTTAGAACAATTTCTGTTAATTGCCAAGGCGGCATTTTCGATTGCTTTAGCGGCAACATTTACCGCTTTTGCAATTTTTGCGGCGGTTAAAATCAAAGGATTCCCAAGAATTGGTTTACCTATGATTTCTTATCCTGATTGTACCAGTTGTGATTGTGATTGTAAAAATGCAGACATGAGTGATGACTTCGACACCAACTCAGTTCAAAATGAGATTGATGAAGCGGCACAAAACAGCACTTCAGGAGGATCACAACAACTATCAACACCAAACACACTAATAGCACCTGTAAATTATTCTGCATCATATAATATTGAACATCCTAATTTTACTGTTGATGCGAATGACAATGAACCATTCGCACCTTGTAAATCTTTAGTTACACTTGTTCAAGACGATGAGGTAACTGTTGATGTGGTTGCTAGAGCGACATTAGATTTTACACGTATCGCTTCGGGTTATGACGCTATTAGTTCTACAAGTCCAAATGAATATATTTCACCGATAAGTTACTTGTTAAAGGCTCCTCAACCATTTTTATTTACCGCAAAACAAAACAGTGGGAAAGACGAAAGATATTTTGGTTACCCAACATCTGTAACTTTTTCTCAAAAACTTAATGAATTTAACACACGAGACAAATACTTTAAAAGTAGCACTTCAGCACCTGGTGGAACAGGTGTAAATAGAATTAAAACTACAGTTAACCCAACTTTAGGAGGATCTACACCTTATGAAGATCAAGTTGTTGTTGTTCTAATGAATCAAGGATCAACTCTTTCTTTAGGGGTTGGTAATTTCTTAACTTTTCAAAACCCACAATTAAGTGGTGGTTTAAATCTTTTAACGGGAGCAACAACCAATCAATTTGATAATAATGCAATCACAGGAACTACGATAACAGGTCAAACGGCAATTACTATCAACTATGCCGATCCAAGTAATCCTAACGGAACAACATCATTACCGGCAACAATACAAATAGTATCACCACAAGTTAGTCAATTACCCGTATCAGGAAATTCAAATGTGGAACAATCTTTCCTTAAATATACCACTGACATGGAGTATTTCCAATTAGTCACTGGTATGACAGTAAACAACTTTTTATCTTTGGCGAATCAAGGAGCTTCAGGGTTTTACCCAAGTAGTTATTTATTACACAACATATCTTTTACAATACCAGCTTGTAATCCTGTGGGGAATTTTCCATCTTCATCGGCAATTACAGATGTTATAAAAACAATGTATAATTATGAAAATTTTGAAGTTTGTGTTTTTGTAAGAGGGGTTGATCCGTTTTCACCTAAACAAGAAATAAATTATGATCTATCAAGAATATTTGGTAAATCATACGGAACAGGACCTTCTGTTACGGGAAATTACTATTTAAACATACCAATACAAGCATTACCATCAACAGGACTTAAACCGGCTCAACACGACACGCCAACCAATAATGTTAGTCAGTTGTATTTTCCTTCATACACATTTAGTATTGATCCATCTCAATATAGTGGATTCACTTCAAACTTACCTTATTATTATTTGAATACTGATGATACTTCGGCACCGGCCAACGCAACTTTATACACACCTGTCCCTTCGTTGTGGCCTACCAATAACAACTCAACTACTTCTTTTTTACAAACTAATGGTCTACGAACAATACCATTAACTCAAAATTATTACATGGTGGGTGGAACTTATCTTGGATGGTTTAAAAACACATTTACAGGATTTGCTGAAACTAATGACGGGTCAGGTTGTAATGCAGATTGTCAAAAAGATCAATACTACGGATACCAAAATGGATCGTTTATTGCTGCATCAAATGGTGGAAACCTTTCGGCGTTATATTCACCAGCATATTATAGATATGGACTACCTGGGGTTAATTTTAATAACCCAAGTAGAATTGTAATGAGAAGTGATAGGTTACCAACCTCAACTGATGTTCAAAATGGTGCAGGACCACAAACAGGATTTGCCCTACATCAAAATGATAATTTTGCTTTCTTTACCGAATCTGGTGTTGAATCTCAACCTGTTGTATCTACCGGAGGTGATTTAATAAATGGTGAATCATTTGACTTAGACCCTGATACTCAGGCTCTTACAAACACTTTAACTTGTGAAGGTATGGTGCCTTTAGCTTGTTATTCAGGATCAGGTCAGAATGTAGGTGTTGTTCCGCAAGGTCAATGTTCGGTTCCAACTAATCGTATGATAAATGGTTGTTATTGTTTATTGAATTATCAAGAAACTAATATACCTGTATTTAGAAAGTTATATTTAATTCCTGAATATTTTAGAGACGCAAGATTATTTTTAGAATGGAAAACAAGATTCACCATGAATTTTGCAGCCTGTAGAGGTGTTTTTGCACAAGTGTTCCAAAACAATTGGATTAACGGAACATTATATATGTTTAATTTTAATAAAAGAACAACATTCAACGGGTTTGCACAACCAAATTATGATTATTGTGAAGATGTGATTTTATATAATGAAATATCAAATACTTTCTATTATAGATCATCACCATGGAATGATAATACACAACAATTTGTTGGAAAAAATTCACCAATCGCTAACCCAAATTTACCTCAGAGTATTTTAGAATTCCCTGGTTTAGGATATAATCAAAAACAAATTCAGTTCCCAACAACTGTGGTTGATTTAGGACCAAGAGATAGTTTTATTAATGAAATATGTTGTTCTGGTGTTGACGGTTTTGGTTCGTATTATTCCGATGAACTAAAGGCCACTTCATATCAAGATAATTCTGACATTATACAATTAGGATTTTTGTCACGTATTCTAAATGAGGGTGTAAGACAACGAATGTTACCAATTACTGTTGGAGATAATTCTACAGAAGGAAAAGGGATTATCCAATTCTTTAATAGCACCCGAGGTGGTTACAGAATTGATGGGGACTGGTCTCAAATGTTATCAATAAACTCAGAGTGGAAAGTTTCACCATTCATTACAGAGAATATACCAAACAATACTTATATATATTTTGGTGATAATCAAAACGGAACTACAGGACAGATAAACTCCGATGAAATAAAACCAATAATGGGGTTATTTTTCTCATCAAACACTAATGAAGAAAGATATAGAAAAATAATGTCACCAGGAATTGAAACGTATAGTTTTAATCCTCTTATTGAAGAAAAATTTGGGTATTCTAAATCTCAAGAAGTTCCACATTATAGATGGACTATATCTTTACCACAAAATTCGGCCGGAACTCCTAACATATTTGGATCTGAAGATAATAATTGGTATACAAACACTTTCCCAACAGGATTTACCAAAAAAAGATATCAAGATTTAGATTTTACATCACCACAAGAAAAATATATAACACCAACTACTAGATTTGGTTTTATATCAAACTTCTTAAATAACAACCCTGATGCAAACTCAAACGGGGTCGTTCAAGGACAACCTGTTCCTGTTTCGTCACAAGGAATACCAACGGGACCAAACGCACTTCAATCAGTTGTTGTTGGGGCTCCATACCACTTCTACTTTGGTTTAAATAATGGAAAAACGGCAATCAATCGTTTTTATAAACTTTACGTAGCAACAGGAGAATAATGACAGTAGATCCAACAACAAATATTATATTATCAACTGAAAGGTTTAAAGGAGCACCAAGAACCGATCA